GCTGCTGCTGCTGCCGGCGCCGGCGCATAATTAGGACTGCTACTCTTTCTTCCCGGTACGCCCGGACTTGATTCTCACTTGCGCGGCTCCGGCAGAGTTGAAAGCCTGCCGACCGCGCATCCGGGAGGGAAGAGAAACAGATTATTCCTTAGCCCTATTCTTTTCATTTAACTCAATATATATTTCACGATATGTTAGATACTGACAGTTTCCTGGTCTCCGCGATTAAGGCCGACTCCCGGCTCAATGGTGCCATAGACGGCAACATCTTCCCGACGGCTGTGCCGGTCCCCGATGAGGACCTCGACAACGTGCCGCTGCCGTATGTCATCGTGACCTACGACGGCATGACACAGGACACGGACACTAAGGACCAGTCAGGCTTCGAGTCGGACTCCGACATCAACACCTGCCGGGTGGAGGTCGTCGCTGAGTCCCGCGAGAGTCTCGCCGAGCTCATCTCGGATGCCCGCCGTGCCATCCGCAAGTTCTTCGAGGAAGGAAACGGCGACGGGCTGTCAGTCGAGGACTACACCGTGTCAGCCGGTCGGGTCGACTATGACCCGCTGAAACCATGTTACTATCAGGATCTGACGTATCAAATCACAACTCCTAACGATTAAAATTCAAAAGATATGAAGATAAAAGGTCAGAATTTACGACTGCTCGTCGGTGGCAAGTACATTGCTGCCGCGACATCATGTACTCTCCACGTCTCGATGAAACTTGAGGACTCCTCAACGAAGGACTCAACAGACGACTGGGATGAGAAGGAAATCACCGGCAAGTCGTGGGACATCTCAACCGAGGCGCTCTATACCGTTCCCGACACCAGCGAGGCCGACGCCAACGGTTCGTCAGCGGAAGACATCCTCGATCTCATTCTCGCTGCCAAAGAGGTGGAGATTGAGTTCCAGCGCACCGCCGGCGAAAAGAACCGTGTTCCCGTTGATGGTGCGAAGGTCTACTCCGGCAAGGCTCTCCCCAACGACATTTCAATTAAGGCGAGCAACAGGCAGAACGGCACCTTCACCTTCCAGGCACAGGGCAACGGACCGCTTGCCCCAAAGGCGGGAAAATAAACGCGTCGTCGGAATCAGTACAGCCAGCGGCAGCGAAGGAGAGCTCAGCGCAGACTTCTTCAACCGGCGACGCTGGCACAGCCGCATAAGGGATGCCGCAGCCATCACCATCAATCCGGCAGTATGACTGCGGCCGCCTTTTCACTAACAAAATAAGAATCAAAAAAAACGTACCGAAATGAAAGAAAAGATTATAACCATCGCGGGACAGAAGACCGGAGCGGCTTACTGCTACGCTACCGAAATAGCGTTCTCGCGCTACACGGGCAAGAATATCGAGGATGCCTTCCGCAAGGAGCCGGTATCACCCGAAGATGTCCTATATTTCATCCTCTCCGCAATCGTAGCTTATTATGAGAGCCGCAATGAGCAGCCGCCCGTGGAGTCGACATCGGTAATCTACAAAGCCACTCCGCAGGAGATAACCTCAGCCGTAACGGAAATTACCAACCTGCGGCTCGCCTGGTACAACCTCCCGCCGCTCGAAAAAATCAAGGCCGACAAGGAGGCTGAAAAGGCAAAAGAAGAGGGTGAGGGAAAAAACTAACCAGCGCCTACGACATCTACGAATTGTTTGTAGGCGAAATAGGAATTCCCCGTGACGTGTTCCTCTACCGGCTCGAGTTCTGGGAGGTCCGCCGGATAATATCAGGATACCGGCGCCGTCAGTACGAGGCATGGGTGATGATACGCCAGCACGCCTTCTGGACGATGCACAACGGCATGGCTGACCTCTCGAAGGCCGGTATCACCGAGCCGACCGACCTCATCTCTTTTCCACAGGATGAGCAGGACGGGGACGACGGCGATGACGAGACACCCGACTCCGAAGAAGTCCGGCAGATGCTCTCCCACCTCCGCGAGCTCAATGAGGAGAACGAGCGCAATAAGGCATCCCTTGAGGACACAGAGAGAAGCGGGGACACGCCACAGGAAAAGAAAACCACAGACCATTAAAGTCACTTATCATAGTTCAGAATTTGTTTATTTGTTACTTTTATATGTCCGTGAGGACATCGAATAGTTTTTAGTTTTTATAATGATTTAAAGATTGCTTTTATTAGTTGCTTTAAAAATTCACTTTCAAAAGCCCTGCGTCTGCTGACGCGGGGCTTTTTCTTTTTATGGCAGAGTGGCTTAAAACGTCCCGGTCTTGTCATCGTTCCATCCGCCGGCAAGACTTATCTCGAACTGCTCATCCTCTCCGAAGAGCCGCCCGGTGTAGACAGTCGTGCGGTTACGCATCATCGGCGCGCCCTCGATGGTGCCCTCGCCGATTACAGCCCCGCCGGCATCCGTCGCCGTGATGCCCACGTCCGTAGTCCATTCCTCCGCAGGACTGATTCCGTATGCCGACACCGCGAATCCGTCCCTTCCGGCATAGTCTGTCGGGATGTCAAAACGCAAGGGCTTATTGTTGTCCGCCACAGCCGCTCCGCTTACATAGTCCAGTCCGTAATACCAGCGGGCCGGAGCAATCGCGACAGCGGCCATATTAGCCGGTACTTTGTCCTCGAAACACACTCTCAGACGGGTGGCAACGCGCTCAAGCGTGACGGCCCTGCGTCCGTTGCTCGTCGGCTTAACTTCCACTGTGTAGTCTTTCCAGAACGTATCACTCACCGAAGTCCACGTTATCGTATTCGCGGCGGTATCGGCGGCGGCTCCTTTTCCTCGGCTCGCAACGAAATATACATGATGCGTGCCATAGTCAAGGCTGAGATGCGGCCGTCCCCACGCTGAATCCGCCGGCACCTGGTGGAGACTCTGCACGCAATGCCCGTCCACGTAATCATACACCCAAAGGTCCGTCATCGCCTTGCCGTCAGCGTCAAGATACCCACGCGTCATTCCCTCGTATTCGGGCTGAGAGAACTCGCCCTTTACGGTGAAGGTAAATTTTTTCGCCCCGGTCTTCTCACTCACGCCGGTCCCTTCTGTCTCGTCACCATAGAAGTCTCCGCCGGCGCATGATACAAATAAAATTGCGCACAGCACAAATAAAATAGCTTTTCGCATAATTTTTTTGGGTTTTAGTTATTAAAAAGTGTTCATGTAAGCCGCGGCACTCCGCCGCGGCTCTTTGTCAGTTTATCTTCGGTTCATTTCTTTATTCTGTTGTTTCTCCGTGCCTTTTCAATGTCCGCGAGCACATCATTAGCGAGTATCTTGGCGTATCTCTGCGTCTGGGTGATATTCGTATGTCCGAGCATCTTCGAGACCGTCTCGATCCTCGCGCCGCCGGCAAGCATGAGGGTGGCGAAGGTGTGCCGCGCCATGTGAGACTTCAGCGGCCGTTCTATCCCGGCAGCCATGCCCAGAGCTTTCAGGCACAAATTATAGTCGCTGTTGTCCATCTTCGGCAGCGCCATGCCGTACCGTCCGAGAATCTCCATGCACTCGCCGTCCAGCTCCGAGACGTAGTTGATGCCGTTCTTCTCGCGTCCGCCGACGAACACCCACCGTCCGTTCTGGTTGCGGTACTTCGAGAAGTCGAAGGCCTGCGTGTCCGAATAGCTCATGCCGGTGTGGGCCTGGAAGACGAACAGGTCCCGTGCCGATGCCATCGCCGATCCGCGCAGCGGATGAATGCCCTCGACGGCCCGGAGCTCTTCCAGGGAGAGAAACTCAACGTTGTCAGTATCGCCGCGCTTAAATTTTCCCCTCAGCCTGTCGTAGGGATTGACGGCAATTTTGCCGAACATCACGGCTCGGTTCACCATCGCCTTCAGGCACTTGTGATATGTATATATGGCAGAATCAGAGACCGGCTCCGGCTCCATGCCCGCCTTCCTCTGCGCGTCCGTCAGCGGCTTGTGCAGCGTCCTGTGCAGCCAGTCGTCAAACAAACATATATTTTCCACAGTCAGCGACCGCCACGTCATCATCCGCCCGAATTCCCGGAGCCTGCCCGTCATCGTAACGTAATGTTTCAGCGTCCCGTTTTTCAGGCCCATCAGCGGCAACTGCTCCTCAATCCATTCATACATGTCCTGTCCGCCGCCATCGTCGGCAGTCCTGAAAACTCTTTTCTTTATTTCCGCCGCGTTCAGCCCGTCGCCGTCCTCTACCATTTCGGCGGCAATACTCCGCGCACGTGCCGCCACGGCATCCACCATCGCGTTGAGCTCCGGCGCATCCTGCCGCCCCGAAATCTCACCGCCGACAAACTCCGACCTCCGGCACTTCACTCCTGTCGCGACATATACGGACTTCCTGTCGTGCGTTATTCGTACCTCTACGGGCCCTTCCATCCCTTTTTTCGTCCGTCCTCGATGGTCCCACACTATATTAATAGTCATAGCTTCACTTTTTAGTTTTGCCGGAATCCGATTATTGAGCATCAACGCGCCGGTCCGGTAATCCTCTTATCTTTCACTGTCCTTATCCCGGCAATTCCTGATACCCTTAGATTCCTCAATATTTTTTTTCTATAGATTATTTTATTACTTGCGTTTAAGTCTCTTTAACATAACTGTTAAATCATTGTTTCCCCTCCCTTACGGCAGGGGAAACATGTGGTAAAACATCCGCCCCTCTTATATCCTCTTATAACCTCGAATCTCCAAATCTTTCCCGCTTGTTCTAAGTCCTCGTCCCTAATAAATAAAAGGGATAACCGATTTTACTCGTGTTACCCCTAATATTTATTGTGACCCGCATGGGGTTCGGAGGGATTTTGTGGGGTTATGCGATGAACAGAGGGGTTATTGATGATGGTGGGGTGGAGAATGGGTAAACATTTGAAGAATTGGTGGCATTATATTGGTGTTGGGTAGTTTACTGTGATTAAAATTAGTTGGTTTATTTTTGATTTTGGGCGGTAGATATGGGCGCTTTTGGCATTTCGAGTTGCTCTGCTGCCATCTGCCCGCCAAACGAATTAAAATCGCTTAGAAGCGAAATAACGACGTTTAATTTTTTGGTTGCGCTCGTAAATTCTGCTGATGCCTCCAGCATCGAGTTACGGGCGGCACGAAGTTCGTCGCGGAGTGTGGCGATTTCTGTCTTCAGCGACTCCGTTTCTTCCTTTTCCTTTGTAGCAGCTTTGAACAGTTCTGCCGCTTTCGCTTTTTCCTCCGTCGCATTCTTATACATCTGCATGATGGCATCGATGTTCTCATCGTCGCTGTTTGATGCTAAAGACCTTTTCTGCTGAGTATCGTCTGATGTCAACATCGAGCCGTCACCAGTCAGTAGCCACTCAAGCGAGAAGATTGGCTTATACTTCGCCGCAATCTGTTTGAACAGCATATCTGTCAGAGCTTTTTTATCTCCACTAAAGGCTTTCGACAAAGTTGTTGCCTTCTTGCCGATGGCTGTGGCAAGGTCTTTCTTTCTGTGTACCCTTCCAGTATATAGAAGGTAATCATACACTTTCTGCAATCTTTCTTTCCTTTCCATAGAAACTTGATTTCTTAAATGTTGTTAATAATTTCCCCAAATTGCCATAGAATAGAAATTTTATTGCTATCTTTGCACTCGTTAATCAATTAATATTGATTTTACAAAGCAAAGAAATAGCTGGAAGTGCTATTGGCACAACCTCCCTATCTTAGCGGACTTAGAACATTTGCAAAGATAGGCTATTTCTTTCTAAATAGCAATGAAAGTTGCTATAAATTAACAATAATTATTTAATGATATGAAGAAAGAGACAGTAACACGTGAAGAATTGAGGCGCATCGCTCCTGGAACGACAAAGATTTACACTTTGCCGAGTCCTCAAAAGTGCGTATCTGTGCGGGTAAGCTGTTCTTACCTTCACAAGTACGAAGGCCTGGAGTTCTCGACGAGTATTGACGCTGAGACATCGACTATCTCAGTAACTCGCAAGATTCCGGCATCGTTCAACTCTTAACCGCTGCATGTTATGACTTTCGACAAAGAAACAAGACAGGCTATTGCCAAGGCAATCGAAAACGGCATCTCCGCGAAGATGGAAGTGTACGAGGAGGAGTGGGTAACGGATGCTAAGCTCTGCGAACTGCTCCCTGCCTTCACGCTGAACTTCCTGAAACACTATGGCGACAAGATCCCACGCGAGCGTCTGTCGGTCGTAACATGGAACGGCACCTACATTCCATCCAAGCGATGGATGTATCCTCTCCATAAGATTAAGCGGATGGTCAGCGAAGGACAATTCCGCGAAATCAAACTCTGTAAGTAACTTTTAATCTTTAAATCAAACGGCAATGAAAGAATTTCTGAAAATTATTATGAGGGACTATGCCAGTGAGGGCTTCACCCGTAAAGACTGGCTCTATTACGGTATTCTTTTTCCCCTCGTACTCGGCACACTTGTGCTCTTAATTGGCAACATTGAGAACTTCTAAAAACTTTAAATCATGGAAATAGTAGGAACAATATACAGTGTGCTCCCTCTCCAGTCCGGCACAAGTCATTACGGAGAATGGAAAAGTCAGTCATACGTCCTCAAATGCAACGAGAACGGCAACGAATTCTTTTTTGCCTTCGATGTCTTCGATGGCACAGAAGGCAGAATTGCTCGTCTCAACATTCAAGAAGGCAAGCGTATGCGGATATACTTCAACGTCCGCGCCCACGAATACCAGGGCAGATGGTATAACCAGATACGAGCTTACGACGCAAGAGAGGAGGCAGCGCAAGCAACTGCCAGCCCCGGCGGCGAAAACAAATAATTCTTCATTGTCATGACGGGGAGGCAGCACAAGTGAGCACGTTGGCGATGCTCCACCGGACACCCGAAAGCAATATAGTCCGGTCGGCTGCCTCCCGTTTTTATTAAAAATCACAATAACTATGAACGAAGAAGAATTCAAACCATTCATTTTCGACGACACAATCGACTATCGAAAGGAATCCGACCATACAATCAAGCCATCACAGAGTTATATCCGTGAATATACTGAACGAATAGAGAAGGGATGGCTCACAGTTCCGAAAGGAGTTAAGAAATTCAATAAAGACTGGTATCTCAGCGAGACCGGCGACATGTGGCACGTTACCGATTATACAATCGAGAAGGAACGTCTCGAAGAAGATGACTGGATACTCCATCTGATGACAAAGGGATGGTTCGACGCTAACACATTCCTTCCTGCTTATTTCGAGGCTCTCAAACGCGCCAAAATTAACGAAGTAACGATTATTCCAAGGTACTAAATGCAAGACAATACAACCATACCAAGCCCCACTCAGATAGAGGACTCATTCGATCCTTATTTCCTTCAGTTCGTATTCGATGCGCGAAAGACATTCCATACGGCGCCGTTCCTCTTTGAATTCCAAGGAACAAACGACGAAAAGGCTATCCCATTCTCGCCGCTCGGTGGAATCCAGGCAGTAACAGGGCAGAAAAAAAACGGCAAGACATTCTTTATGACAATGCTCGCCGCCTGCTGTCTTGAGCCAAACTCGCCACGAATACTCGACTATCTCAAGGGATTGAGGATGCGGCAAAGCGTATTCACGGATGCAGACGGTAATTTTCACGAGCCATCAATCCTTTATGTCGACACAGAGATGGAGGAGATTAACACAAAACTCGTACAGGAACGCATCCACTGGCTCTGTGGCTGGCCTATTAACGAGAATCACCCACGGCTGCATATCATACGTCTGCGCACACTACCAACAACAACCCCAGACGGTACACAGGTAGACGTGCCGGTGGAACGACGGAGAATCACAAAGTACTGGATAGAGCACTTCAATCCAAGTCTTGTTTTTATAGATGGTCTTCGGGATCTCGTCCATGACTTCAACGACAACTCCGAAAGTGTAGAGGTAATCAATGAACTCATGGCAACAGCCGAGACAAACAACATCTGTATCTGGAATGCTCTGCACTACAACCCACGCCCAGGCAACGACGACGAAAGCAAGATGCGCGGACATCTCGGTACTGAGCTCGGCAACAAGGTGAGTGATACATTCGTTGTCTCAAAAAATAAAGATAAAGCGACAAGCCAGGTAACATTCAAAGTCTCGCAAGTCGATGCACGAAGTAAGGATGTCTCCGACATTCACTTCATCATCAGTGAAGAAGATTCAGGCCGACCCAATCGCCCGTTTGCCATACCGATGATAACCGATGAGCCACAAGCAACACCCGAACAAAATGTAACAGTCGACGATATTGCCAAATGGCTCTGGGATGCAGACATTGAATGGCCGGCATCAAGAAGTCAGATTAAAAACAAAGTCTTCCGGGATTTTGTCGGCATCCGGGGAAAGCAAAAGCAGCAAGACTATCTCAACATGGCAGTTAACGGCAGAATCCTCGTCGATACCACTGAAAAGAAAAACGGTGCGATATTGTTAAAGCTCAATAAAGCGATGAAGCCTGACACAGATAATGATAGTTCTTTGTAAAGAAAAATCAAAACCGGCGGCAACCTACCCGTCTGGACCCTATAAATAGAGTTTTTAGGACGGGTAGGTCAAGACATCGAAAAATGTAATCATTTTTTCACTTGCTTGCATCCAAGCCGCCGGACCTTACACCTCACAACCGCGAGGGGACTCGCGGTTTAAGAGGTTAAAAGGTCCATGGCGGCTCCACGCGCGCGCAAAATTTAATTTTTAAACTAACAAGAATCATTGAGAAATAGGCAGCGGCTCTGATGGGCTTGCGCCAAAAGAGACAAAGATAAAGAAACGACAAACGGAGCAGGACCTGGCAAGAGGTTCACTTCATTTGAAAAAATGACCAAGGTCATTTTAGAAATGACCAAGGACTTTTTTGAAAATGACCAAGGTCATTTTTCTAAACCAACTAAACCACTAAAAGCAGATGGCAAGGATAGACGATATAACAGAGCGGAGAATCAAGGAGTCGGCGAGCATCGTCGATGTCATAGGCGACTTCTACGATCTCAGGAAAAAGGGCATAAACTACATGTGTCTCTGCCCGTTTCATGAGGACCGGCATCTCGGCTCTTTCGTCGTGTCGCCAAAGCATAACAGCTTCCATTGCTTTGCGTGCGGAGCCCACGGTCATCCGGTAGACTTCCTCATGATGCACGAGCATCTCACCTATCCAGACGCGCTGCGCTGGCTGGCAAGGAAATACAACATCGAAGTGGAAGGCTCCGAGAATTTCAACCCTCGTCCTGCCCAACCCCGAAAGGCTGCCGCTCAGTTACCGATGCTCACCCTGCCTGTGAACTACGTCACGGCGAAGATGGAC